GAAAATCAGTACTAGATGACGTAAAGTCAATATAGTTACTTGAAAGGGTTTGCTTTTTCGGCGCTGGGGTTGAATTTAAATTCGATCCAGCGGTCGGATTAATTGCTGCCATTTTATTTTAAATTTTAAATGTTTATATTTATTTTCTAATTTTAAATCGGAGTTTGTTAGAATCATCACCACTAATTGCTTTTACTTTGTATCCTCCAACATTTACTTCACCGTGATTTTGTCTCGGTTCCATATCAATGTTTTTAGATTTAGCAACGCTTTCTTTAATTGCGTCAGCCTTGCCTTGTTCATAAAAGTGATTAGCTATAGCATCAGAATTCATAGCTGTAAATAAAGCTTTATGATAACCATCAGCATTATCAATTAAATCATTTTTACCCATAAATTTTTTGGTAAAATTATTAATATTACTTTGTGTTTCCTTTACTTCGTTTACATCTTTAACATTAAATCTGAATTTCTTTTCACCAACATTATATTCAAAACCTTTGAATTTGTCGTTAAAAACATTATTTGTTTTTTCTTTAAAAACAGATCTTTGTTTATTTGCTGCCTTATCAGCTTCTACTTTATCCGTGTTGTATCGATTAAAAAAATCAATAGCCTTTTGTTGCTCAGGAGCCAACTTAGATCCTGACTTGATTTCTTTATAATACTTGGACTTTAACCCGTCCATGTGGTTTTTAGCGTTGGCAACTTGCTCTTTAAACGCTAATTTCTTTCTCTTGACATCTTTAACATCATCTACTTCCTCATCAAATGAAAAACTATCTTCTATTAAAAAGTTTCTTTCATCTTGAGTTAAGTGAGGTTTTGTTTGTCTATAGTACTCATGTAGTATAGACGTGTCATCATACTTACTATAATCTTGATTTAATTTTACATAATCCTCAAGATCACCTCCAGTTTCATTCATAAAGTCTACAACTTTTTGAATGTTTTCTGGTAAGTCTTCACCAGTTTCTTTTGCTTCTTCTACAGCTTCTTCAACTGTTTCTTTAACTTCTTCAACTTTATCTTCAACAGCCTCATCAGTCTTTTCTTCTGTAATTTCCTCCAAAACTGGTTGTTCAGTTTCTTCTTTTTTATCTTCAACCTTTTCTTCTTCAACCTTTTCTTGTTCCACTTTTTCTTGAACCTCCTCAATAACCTTATCATCTTTTTCTTCTTTAGGTTGGTCTTCTACTTTGTTTTCTACCTTTGGTTCTTCTTTTTCCTCAGGTGTATCAATTGGTTTTGATAAATCAACTTTTATAGGTTCATTATCATAATCAATTCTTTTTAATGAAGGTTTTTTTACTTTTAATTTACCTTCTTTTGTTGCTCCTTTTGTCTCAACATTTTTGTCAGTGGTTTTTTTAGCCACCTCTTCTTTTTTTACTTTTGCCATAATATAATATTATATAATTAATTAAACATAATGTACTTTCGTACAATTTCTTATTTTCCTATGTATGCTATAATCTGTCCAGCGTTTACATCAATTTCAGTATATCTACCATAAATTGTTACGCCAGCTGGAACATCTACATTAGTTTGTGATATTTGAACACCACCTGAACCTTCTAAATTAGTTTCAGATCCTGCAGCTAAATCATTAGCGGCATCTTCAGTGTTAGCATATACTGTAGCTGTTTCTGCAACCAAACCACCAGAACTATCAAAGTCTGTTGCTGTTAATGCTGTAAATGCAATAAACACACATCCTGTCGGAGGTTTAATAGCGTCACTTGAAGCTGTTGTAAAAACAGATCCCATTATTTGACCTGTCCAATCATTTTTTACTATTGCCATTTTACTATTATTTACTTGTTAAACATATTTTACGTTGGTTCAAACATACCTAAATCAAAATCCCCACTTAATATATCATTACTTGTTGACTCAAATCTTTTAGGTGGTTTACCAGTTTTTCTTTGATCAATTAATTCAGATTGTTGAGATGCTTGTATTCTAGTTCTTTCATCTTTACGATCTTCTTTATTTGATTCTTTTTGTTTTAGTGAATCAATTTCCATCTGCCTTAAACGCATGTTAATTTGAAACTCATGATTCATTAAATCTTTTTTCAATTGTGCTTCAGCTTGTAGTTTTTGTAAGTCATTTTGAGCTTCAATACTTTCTAATTGAACCTTTTGCTGTGTTATTGCTTGATTTTTTTGAACCTCAGCTTGTGCCGCAACTTGTTGAGCTTGAGCGTTTGCTTGTGCTTGAGCTTGTATGTTTTGTTGCTGCATTTGCTGATCTAATTGTATTTTCTTTTTTCTTCTTAATTTTAATAAAGAATTAGCAAGTTTTAAATTTTTAACATCACGTACGTCAATAGCATCTTCTAGTTCAATACTATTTTTAGCTAACGCTGCTTGTATATTATTTTCAAGCATTTGTTTTTCTTCTTCATCTGGTGCTAGTTCAATAAATATACCAAAATCATATAAATGTAAATTATACATTTCTTCTAAACTACCAACATTATGCGAACCAATTGCTTGTATGAAAGCATCTCTAGTTGGTGAATATTCTATAATATCAGCAACCCTCAATGATATACCCTCAGCCATTTGATGTGTTAAATATAATCCACTTTGTAAAATATGTCTTGTAGCTGTATTGCTATTTGCTGCTGCTATTTTTTGTACACCAACTAAAGCATTTTTATCTGGGGTACTACCGTCTCTTGCTTCATTTAAACCAGTTACATCACGCATCATTTGTAAGTAATAGTTGTAAGAACCAATTAATGATTGCATTTTAGCACCACCACTACCACTTTGTATTTCTTGTATAGGTACTTTACCAGGATTACCATCACCATCTTGTGTTAATGATCTACCAATAACACTACCAGTTTGGAAGAACATATTTAATGCTTCTTGTGGATTATAATTTGTTCCATTACCTAAATCAACCTCTGCTAATCCATCAGCATCTAAGTATACACCGTCTGGTACCATCCTTGATAATACTTGTTGTAGTTTTAAATGAGTTAATTGTATCATATCAGCAAAACTAGTCATTCTACTTACTAACGATTCAATTTTTCCTTTATACATTCTTGGTGCACAAAGAGAATAATTCATTTTAACTTTAGTATAATCACTTTTAGGTCTTAGCATATTCTTTGCTAACTCCCATTTTAATAATTTTTTTGTACCAACAACTAAAACACCCTCATATAATACTTCTATTGAACGATCTACTTTTTCAAAATTTGCATCATAAACATCAGCTGGTGGATTAAATGAATCATCTTTAATTAATAATTTAGAAGCACCTGTTGCTGTTTCTTTAATCTTATATACTTCGTTCATATATGTTTTATAATTGAAATATAAAACCTGAACAATATTAGTATCTAATTCATCTTCATAAGCAATACCTACATTACCTACAGAATTTTTTTGTATACCTTGTTGAATTATTTCTTCTAAATCTTCATTAGTTAAATTAGGAAATTGCTTTTTGATTTCATTTATAGGAATATTTTTTACTTCACCAATATAATATATATCATCAAAATAAGGCGATTCAGTATGTGACCAAACTAAATTAGCTGGATCAACATAATCTACAGTAACACCTTCAGATTTAGAAAAATTATTTTTTACAGCTCCAATACCTAAAACTGTTAAATCATAATAAAATCTTCTTTTTGTTAAATCATAATCATTACCTTGAAATATAGTATTAATAGCTTGTTCTTCTGCAACTTCAATAGATTGTTTGTAGGTAAGTTGCATATGTAATTCAAGTTCTTCTTTTGACTCAGGTAATTTTTCTGGATTATTTTCATATAAATTAATACCAAATTGTTCTTGAGAAAAATCATTTAACTCTTTAGTATTCATATCTCTTAATACAGATTCCATATACTTTGTTCTTTTGTCAACACCATATGGATCTTGAGAAAATACTTTTATATCATAACTTCTATCTGCAATACCATTTACAACTATATCTACAAACTTAGGTATAATAGGTACTGGTTTCCAGTCTAAATTTAAATAAGACAAATCACCATTAATAGATAATTCATCTTTATATTTTTGTATTGATTGTTCTCCTCTAGCGTATAATCTTAATTTATGGAAAGTACTTTGATTTGTGTTAAATCTGTGCATGCCAGTATCTTTACCAAACCATTCATTTTCAATTGCTTGAGCAACCTTCAAACCGTATTCTTCTGTAATTTTTTCAAAATCACTAACAACTTGACTTGGAAAATAACCGCCTTTGTAACTTGTGTAAGCCATATTTATTTTATTAATTTAGATGAAACACCATGATTATTGTATCTCTTGATGTTTATGTTTACTTTTTCTTTTTTTACTTTTGCATTTGGTGCATATAAATGTCTATTACATGCCATGATCGCTAAACCAGAACTTATTGTTGCATCAAACTTTGTTCTTTTATTTATATCAAATTTAGCCCAATCATTTAAAGTTTTGTTAAAATATATATCACCATAAGTATTATCTTGTTTTAAACCAACATAATTTTGTATATACATTTCAATCGCTGCAGCGTGTGCTTGTTTAATATCTTCACTAGAGTTTGGTATACCACCAATTTCCTTTTCAGTTGTTGATAGTTTATTCCATACTTTATCTGGTCTATTCATTGAATAACCACGATAACCACGTCTTCTTAAATAATATAATAAACGCGGTTTATTATTTTCTGCTAATAATGGCATACCATAAAATACTAATGCCATTAACATATCTTCAAAAAATATTTCTGAAGTAGCTGGTCTTGCAATATATTCTAAGAAAAACATACTTGGTGGTGTGTTTTCCATAGAAAATTTAGTTAAACCATGTAATGAACCTTTAGATCCTTGACCATCTACAGTACCTGATATATCATAACTATCACAACCAAAAGCGCCCATGTGCTCATTACCAGGATGTTTTATTCCATTTTTAATAATAATATTATTTTGTAAATGTGGATCTGGTGTCCAACTAATATTAAATCTACCTTTTGGATCTGGATAAAATATTACTTTACTATCTTTCACGCCATTAACCCATTGAAAATTTCCTTTTGAAATACCAGGGTTATTTACATCATCGTTAAAATCTATTTGTTCATAAATCTTAGCTAGATTAAATATACTATTTTGTGTTTCGTCTCTAAATGCATGTTCTTCAGTTCTTGGAAACTGACGATAAAATTCATTTAAAGCATCTTGATCTTTTTTTAATCCTTCAACTTCATTTTCCCAATGGTCAATAACTCCAATATCAATATAATCACCATGCATATCCTGCACGGGATTTTCAGGTGTATTGAATAATGGTATACCATATCGATCCATGAACCCTTCGTAGTTCCACTCCATTGGTATAAACAAACTATATAATCCAGATTTAGTTTGTCCGTTTTTATTTCTTTTTGTTACATTAGAATCTCTATATAATTTTTTAAAATTATCACCACCTTTATCTAATGAATTTGATGTACTACCCATCATACACTTACCAATAATTCTACTACCTAATCGTAAACATGTTTTTGTTACTCTCCAGTTATTTAGTATATTATCAGGTCTCTCCCATTTACCACTTTCATCATGTACTAATAAGTTTAAT